CTAAGTTGTGATGGATTCTTAATCAAATGAAAATTACAAAATTCGTGACATTTATTTACAGACCACTACCCGGGCGCATGCGCTTTACGAGATTTCCGAGGGCAGGGCCGCCAATCTGCCCGAGCGACTTAGCGGCAAAGTTGCCAAGGTGTGCAAGAGATGGCATAGCACCACCAACAAGACGACGCAGACTCGTCGTCGTGAGACCCGAATCGGCATGCGCAGCCTCAACATCGGCCATGTTAAGGATCGTCTTACGGACCGCGCTCTGGCCGCGAACGGTCTCAAGGTATCCGCTGTTAACTGCGATGATCGTCATCTGGAAATCAGGGTATGCATCGAAGAACCCGTACTGGTTATCGAGGATAAGGTTGACCTGAAGAGAGAAGTTACCCAGCGTACCCGGAGCAAGACCAGGGCTCAGTGAGATATCCTGACCCATGCGAAGCATGAGCGGTCCACCCGTCAGCTGCGTTGCACGCTTAGGCGAGAACTTGTTCAGACCACCAGCAGATGCTCCATAGGTAGCAGGCCAGACGCTCCCAGCATCGCTCGAGATGTCAATGGGAGCATACGTCCCAGCCGTGTTGTAACAAGATGAAGAAATCGGCCTCGCGAGTCCATTCTGCAGGAAGAGAAGTGGAGTGCCGTTGATTTCGACCTCAGACTCAGCGGCAAAGGCCCTCCCAATGCTTCCACCTTGAAGAACAGACGTCGTCGAGTTAGTGTACCCACGCCAAGTATGCCAGTCCATGTCAAGACCAGCCTCGACGGACGCCTGGTATAACTGGTCCTGTGTCATGTTTGCACACAAGTTACTAAAGTTGTCGAACGTGATCTGCACACCACGAATAGGGTAATAAGTCTCATTCTGCATCTGGGAGCGCTTGCGAGTCTTGACAAACACCATCAAAACATCAGGGATTGAGGACAGGGTGATTGTCTGGCTGGCAACCGTATTTTGGATGGATGTGGGCGTGGAAAGCGAGTCCTGCTTAAAATAGCGAGGAAACTCGGTGTATGGCACGTTGCTGATCAGAGGGAGGCTGATATCAGGACCCGGAGTCAAGAACTGAACCAACAGACGCGGGGAGGTGAACGGTCCATACGTAGATGCGGTATTGTTCGGGGGGATCAGACGAACATTGCTAAACGCTCCAGTAATTCCAGAGCACCGGATAAGGTTTCCACCGCTTGGATAGTCACAACCCAGCCTAGCTTGCCAGTAAGGGGCGTATGCGGGGAGAGGTACCGTAGCGGCAACAACCTGGCAAGCCGGCGACGGGGCTTGGAGGTTCATAACGAACTGGATATTCGTGCATCCGTAGAGGCCAACCGTGTTTAGCTCGAGAGGATCCTGCCAGATAAACGGGCTCATGACAATGGGCTCGGCAACAGTGTACTGGAAGGAGATCTCAGAAGGGACCTTGCAGTTCGTGGGCTGGATCAAAACACCATCCGGGGTGACCTGGCCGAGGAGAGTGGAGAGGATCTGCTGGGGCCCCGGAAGGAGGAGTGTGATAGTGGAACCGCTAAAAAGAGCTGCGATACCCGTTCCATTAAAGGCAGCAGCTCCCGTGGCGGTGTTATTAGAACCAGTGTACAACGAAGGGTACGTTAGCACTCCACCGGTATTGAGCTGTGCCACCTGGAACGTGACCGCAAGAGCTCCAGAAGAGCAGACCACGCTCGTCGCAAGAAGATGAACATTGTCTAGACCAACGCCAGCAAGCATGAACACAATAGGGAGATTTGAAGATCCGCTTGTTACTGCAGTGATAGGCGGCAAACCCGGCCAGTAGGTGAAACCAGCCGTGTTTGTGATGTTCAAAATGAACGTCTGTGGGCTCGTATTTTGAGCTGAGATAACGCCACCAGAAGATGCAATTGTAATCGCGCTACTACCCGGACCCGTCGCTGGCGCCGTTTGTAGAACGACAGTCTGGGAAACTGCTGGCGAACCTCCCGGCACGATGACCGGACGGCCGTTTACAAAGTAGACGTTGTGGCCGTTGATTGGATCAACATAAGACCCAAACTGGCCAAGCTGGACACCCGTCTGGGGATTCTGGAATGCAATAGGCCACGCACCCGTCGGGATTTCACCAACCGCGCTCTTTGCATTTGTGAATGATGACATGTTACCGTTCCCTGAGAGCACATCGTCCTGCGTCCACGCATACTGATCAAACTTGGAAGGCGTGGTGCGGATGCGCTGGGTCATGCGCGTGTTAGAAAGCAGGATCTGCTCCTGAAGCGTGTCGCCGTTCGTCACGACACTGCAATCGTTAATCGAGCAGGTCATGTTATTGCACAGCGTCTGCAGCGGGAACGGGCTGAGGTTAAAGTTCGTGCCCGGGCATACAAACTCATAATAATCACCAGGCTGCCTGGGATAAAGAGAAGTAGCAGGCGCCGTGGACGAAACCGGGACCGGACCGAGCTGGTGTGCAAACAGCGTGCGGCGGTACTGCTCCGTGCGAGGGTCACAGCCCTGAATCACATCAATCGACGCAGAGGAACCGTTGCCGCTAAGAACGATATCACCTGCAATCGTAGGGCATACAGCCGAACGGATAAAGACACCGGTGTTCCATACGATCTTACGGTCGACGAACACGTTCAGCGAGGGGACAAGGATCTGGTACGTGTGCTGCGTAGAGTTGGCAGACAGTGCAGAGAACGGGGACGTCGAGATGCTCAGTGCACCCTTCTGAACACCATAGACCGGCGGCGTCTGCACGAGGCGCGGGTCGTACACGGCTCTGTAAATGGAAGATATCAAAATGGTAAGTGTGCTGCGTTCGAATGCATTGTGTACTCGATGGGTTGTAGACGTACACTTTCTCGATAGTGGCCATTTGTCAATCTATTTTTTGACCAAGATCACTTTGCATGAAACTTAAAAATAGCTACAACAGAGCCACCGTTTGACAGAAGCAGTGGAACAGTTTCTCCAGTGAACCGATTCCTCCAAAGGACAGAATACGAAAACGACTTCACAACCGGTCCAGAGGTGAGTGCAACCTTTCTCGTGCCAGTCTGGGGATAGTAAATAACAGGTCCCTCAGATGGATGGCGTTCAAGGAATGCCTCGGCAACGATTTTATTCGTTCGCCCAGACGTATTATCAGAAGCGCTATCATTATCGCGAAGTACAACCGGCTCTGAATTTGGTTGAGGTTCCATTGACAAGACTTGTGCCTCCACAACAACACTTAAAGCAGGATTCCAGTGAGTGTACCTAGAAGTCTCTGAACTATCAATCCTCCAAGTAAACGGTCTCGCGTTATTAGTGCGAGTATACGGGATATACTGGGGTTCATTGTAAAGACCCGCACCTACAGACGGTCCACTTCCCTCGACATTGCCTCCCTGTGTCAGTTGCATCTGTGGTGTGATCTTGAAATTGTAGTACCAATATGCAGTTCTTACACCATTTGACGGATTTACATATTCTGAGCAGTAGACATTAAAACCATTGAATAGATTTACAAACTGGGTGTTGGCGTGTATCTGTATAGATTCATCATACTTTCTCCCATAAGATCCTGAAAACACATCCAATGTGTTCATCGTAGGAGAATATATCGGAATTGTAGACTGTCCATTCACCTCACCCCACGAATTCCTGTAGTATGCCAATACAGGATCACGTGATTCACACCACGGGGATCCAGATGAATAGGCATCGAGATAAAACGAGAACGTGTTGCCATAATCACCTGTTCCAACCGTATTCGTTTGAATCGAAGGAGCTGATGTCGCCAATTCAGGTGGTGTTTGGTATGTATTTTGGATTCGGTTTTTACTCGTTACAGCAGAAAGTGCTATAAATCCAGTAGTGAAGTTTGCAGTTAGGTCGGTTTGGTCATGAACATAAGCTTGTGTAGTGCATGTATAAACAATACCATCATGCGTAACCGCCTGGCCAACAAAATACGTCTGATCAAAGACAACAGAGCTGAAAAGAAATATACCACAGTAAAGCCAGCCTTCTGTTGAAATTGGGGTTTTTGGTGGCTCAGGTTCGTTCGAAGGTCCATTTGATATGAAAAGCATCATTTCGTTTGTTTGGAGATTTGGAGACAAGACAGGAAAGCCTGCAATATATTGAGTGAGTTTGTTGTACACTGCAATCACTGACAATTGAGAATATTGCGCATTTGCTGAGTTAAAGTACGTTCTGCAGTACAATTGAGACGACAAACTCAAGTCTGTGATGGTCTTAATCTGAGGGTAATCCCTAGTAATAAGCTGGAAGCATTGGTATGGCTGGTTTCCCTGGGGCGTCGGGGTAACGAAATATTTATCAATTGGATCGTCCTTTAGGACACGCTCAAAGGCTGGATTCACGACATCATCAAGGAAACTCTGAATACTGTAGCCGTAATAGTAGGGAGAATAGGGTGCTGGATTACGGGTTGCTGCATAAGAGTCCTGGGTGACCCAGCGAAGACGCGTTGATGCGGTCATAGCCATTGATGTCACAAATGCCCTATTCACAGTCCTTGGAAGAACCGCCGGGGTGATTACTACACCAGTTACGGATGTGTTTTGACTTCCAAATTGAAACACGGCATTAGGAGAAAATCCAAGAGCTCGTGCCGTTAACAGCTGATCACTCCGTGAATAGTACGTTAGATTTGCGAGAACCTGGGTCCCGTATTGCGCAAGATACAAGTTAGCTGGAGTAATATATTTGACGGCAGTAGTTCCTGATGCCGTAAAATAGATTCCCTTCGTCATTGTATTCCCAGCAGTAAATGTATTTGTAAAGTCAAGGTTCATGGAAGAATGAACCTCATTAAATGTATTATCGCCATATGTTATAGCTCGTGAAATTGATAGTTTGTACAAGATATCAGAAGGAGCCTGCTGAACCACAGGATTAAGATTAATCTGAGTTGGGTTTGCTGGATTTTGAGTTGTTTGTGTTAGAAAAACAGAAAATTTGGACCATACGTAATCCTCAAACGACGCTGTACATCCGTTAGGAGGTATTCCACCAGACGCGACATATTCTTTCATAGCTTTCTGTTGTGGTAGTGAAGTTTTGACATCAATACCATAGTAGAAGAAGGAGGGACCTACAGCTATAGTATTAAAATTGTCGATGATATAGAATCCATCGAAAGCCACGGGAAAAGGTGGGATAATGTTAGTCCCTCCAGCACCGTAGAAAAACCTGTCTAGATAGATTTGAGAACCAATGTTAATGTTAGGGCCAACACCAGGGCTCCCCGAGTTAAGTGGAATGACACTAGCACCCACATACCCGATAGACAGTACCGAGTAGTCAGAATTAAAGTAAACAGGCCACGAGTCAGAAACAGCAGAGTAAGGAGATGTTACAAAAGTACCAAACGCACGTGCAAGAGACTGTTCCATTTGGCTCTGGACAAGAGCAACCGTGCAGTTTGAGATTGGTGCGCCCCGCCACTCAACTCCATTTGGGTCATTGATACGGAAAAATGTCTCTATACCCTGCACACCAGCCTGATTGCCGAGTTTCTCTGCAATAAGGTTGGGAGTTACCACACTTCCAGTCGAATTGTATGCATATGGAAGTGGTGATGTACCGACATACATAATTGTTGGGTCAGACCCAGCAACGCCTTCGTAGGAAGGAAACATAGACCCAGTCCAAACCATATCAATACCAATTTCTTGTTTTAGAATTGAAGGATCGCTTGACTTTTGGTCGCGATCTGCAATAAACGTCGGGACACTCTTAGTGTCAACACGAAGAGACTCCAGGCTTACACCATAATTGTACGCATCTGGGATAATGGGCACAATTCGACTCTCCGAAAAGATAGCAGGGGCTCCGTGCACACCCACATCATTTGCGAGGTTTGACACAATCGTCGTAGTGTAATAGACCGGGTCAGAATCCATCACCGCCGTCATATTTGAAATCGTCCCATCCGGGCGACTTCGCTTGTACGGAACACCCCCCGACATTTCTACTTTCCAATGATATTATATGTAAGTGAGCAGACCTTATCGTCTGGACTGCCTTCCTTACCAAGCCACTTTTGGTAAGTCGACAATGGTGTGTCACGGTACAACATACGCGCCGCAACGTGGCGACCACAAGTATTTATGTTTGGAGCATCCCTCTGAAGCTTCGATGTACTGTAAATCACCCTCCCACCTCCACGCTGAAAAGGCTGCAACAAATTGTGAAGATGCGGATGAACCTCGTCCAACTTGATCTGCTGTTTTCGATCGAGCCACACCCGGTCACCGTCAGGCTGCAAACCATATGAATCCAAATACTCGATCAATTGAGGGCCGTGTCGAATTAAGCTAGTCCAATGACCCTCCTCTTGGTTCTCTGTCAAAAAAAGCAAAGCTGCAAGCCCATCCTTTCCAAGGACTGAATCGACCGTCTGACCTTGAAGCTCCGGATAAGTAATAATCTTAACGCCCGG